TTTACCAGACGGCAATGACCGTTGAGCACAACTGGTTTCACGACAATAACCGTGAGGCGGTCATCGGGCCTCATCAAAATATCTGGCAGTCGATTGGCAACACGAACATCACCTTCCGCTACAACCTGATCACGAATTATCAGCAGGAGTGCATCATGATGTGCTTCATAGCGGTTACCGATGCGCCCAACGACACTTGGTATATCTACGGGAACCTCTTCGCGGACGGCACGGAGAACAGTCGCGTGTTGGAGAGTCAATATACCACGAACCGAAATATTCATTTTTACAACAACACCATCGCGAACACGGGATTCCTAGCCATTCGCGGCAGCGGCACGGCGAACGGTGGGGTGTGGGAAAACTGTGTCTCGACCAATAACATCATGTTCAACAGCGGCACTGGCGGCGGGGTTGGCTTTGGCTTGGGTTTTGACGATTACAACATCACAGACGGGACGACGGTAGGGGCGAATAGCATCAGTTCGGCGACGAGCGCAATGTTTGTGGATGAGAACGCATGGGACTATCGGATCTCGTCCACTGTCTCGGCGACGCTGCCAAAGAACAAGGGGCGCACGATCACTGTCAGCGGGCAGACCATTTCCACGGACTCCGATGGAAACACGCGGGGAGGTGACGGCACTTGGGACTTTGGATATTTGGAAGAGTCAGGTAGTCCGGGAGGCTCCTCCACATATCAAGGCTTCTCCTTCGGCTCCGGCGTGAAACTCATCGGGCCGGTGAGGTTGACGCAATGAGGATCGCGGGGTAATACCCCCCAGCAGGCGGATTTCCCTCCCACTAACGACTAACCAGTTCGCTCCTGATGCATTGACTCTAGGCATCAAGGCCGGCATTGGCGATACATCTGCTAATGAGCAGCGTCTTGTCAATGACAGTCTTCGCGGCGTCATCTAACATCGCCGTTGCAGTTGAATCCGGGTTGAAAATTTGTTTGGAGTTTTCATGCGTGAAAATACTTAGACCCGAAAGAATCCACGCGCAGCCCTTATTTCATTGAGCGGAACTGGCTTTCGTATTTCCAACGCGTTGCAAGCAAAAAGAATTTTATTGATCGCCAGGAATGCCGATATTATAGGTATGCACAGCAAAACGCATGAAACAGAAAACAAAGAAATCCTTCAAGCGACGTTCCGAGGTGGACGCTTGATCGAGCCGGCATGCGACCTCGAAGAGTGGTCGCACATCTACATGAACCGACTCGGTGAGCTCTGCGGAACGCAGAAGCCCAGCGAGAGACAAATCCAGATTGCGAAGATCGAAGCGGACGCATGGGCCGCGAAACAACGAAAGGCAAAAGCAGAATGAAGAACGTGAAACATTGGGTGGAGCCGGCTGAGTGCGGCGGATGGGCCGTTAGGAACGACGAGGAGATCCTCGGAGTGATGACGAGCGAAGACGCAGCGCGGACGCTGGCTGAGTCGTTCAACTACCGATGCGGCGATAACCAGTTCAGCGTTTATTCCCGAGGCCGCTGGCAGAAGGAGCAATCGGCATGAACAAAACCAAGCTCAAAGAAATCCGCGAAGCCATAAAGCGCATGAACGAACTGAAAGCGGCTGGCCGCCCTTACGACGCTCTCCGATACGACGTCATCCCCCGACTCGTCATGCCCGAAATCGAATTTCTCGTCACCTGCGCCGAGCGGGTGATGGGCGAACAGAAATCCCTCATCTGATTATGAACAACGCAAAAGCATTTAGCGCAGCGCAACGCAGTTACGATAACGCGCTGCCGGAAGAGGCGAGGGAGCTTGAGCGGTTCTGTCGCGTGTGCTCCGAGTGAATGGGCTGCGGGCTTGGAGGTAAAGCCGTGAACACTGAAAGGCTCAAGGAGGCAAGCGACGCGGCTCGCGAGCATTACAACAAGCTGAACGCCCCAGCGTCTGCCGCGTATGAAAAATACAAGGAGGCGTCAGCGGCATACAAGGAGGCAGTCATGTATGAAAAGGCGAAGCGTCAGGTGATGCGCGAACTGATTCGCACAGCCGGCACGGAGGTCGAGCCGTGAACACTCTCGGAATCGTCGGCGTTAGCCTCGCCTCCATCGCTTACGTGGGACTCGTCCTGTGCGTCGTGGCGTGCGTGATGATGGCAAGGGAGGACCGATGAACCTCACCCACGACAAGGAGTTCCAGCGGCAGATTCTAGCGCACCCCGCGTATCGGCATCAGGGCGTTGATCCCCTGTGGCGCATCATCGCGGTCATGGGCTGGGTCACTGTCCTGGCGCTGATGATTGCGATCTCGGCAAGGTCTCAAACTTTGGTTGTCGGGCTGAATGAACAGCGGGCTTCGTCTCCCGCGAGTGCCGGTGGGCACATGACGCCGCTCCTGTGGAGCAACGACAACCGATTCATTTCCCCGCACCCCGCCTTGATATTATTAAACGCCCCTGCCTGCGATTGCAGAACAGGAGTGATTCAGACGGGTGCGGGGAGGAATTTCTAAGTGACCGCCGACCAACAAATTTGCCTCTGCCTTTTTTGCGCCGGCTTCGGCGCGTGGCTGGGGGCGGAAACACAAACAAAAGAAAGAAACATAATGGCAAGACTCAGTGAACTCGCGGGATCTCTCCGCTCATCCCTCGCCCTCAGCGACAAGGTTCTGTCGGAGGTCTCCAAACTGTCAGCCGACTTCGAGGCGCTCAAGGCGCAGTTGGCCGACGTTGAAATCCCCGCAGAGGCATCGGTCGCACTCGACGCCATCAACGCGAAGCTCGCGGCTCTCGACGCGCTCAATGCGGACGAGCCGCAGGCGTAACACCAACGGCGTCGCAGCGCCTTTTACTTTCAGGCAAACGAACGAACGAAATGAAAACGCAAGACATCACGATTGATAAAGAGTTCGAGAATCTGATCCGCCCGCTTGCCAAAAAAGAGCGCGAGGAACTAAGGGTCAGCCTTTCAAGATGCGGACTGCTGTCTCCGCTTATCGTTTGGAAGACCGGAGGTAAAACGATCCTGGTCGATGGCCACAACAGGCTTTCGCTTTGGAAAGAGCACAAGGGATTTAATGAGGAGTATGAGCTTAAGACGCATGAGCTCCCCTTCAGCAGCAAGGACGTTGCGAAAGAATGGATCATCAAGAACCAACTCGGTCGCCGCAACCTGTCGCCCGACGACTTCAAATTGCTCGTTGGGCAGCTCTACGAGCAGAGGAAGACCACACAGGGAGGCGACAAGAAATCAAAGGGCAAAACTTGCACTTTGATAAACACGGCAGAACAGATCGCGTCCGAGACGGGAGTGTCGCCTCGCACCGTCAAGAGCGCTGGCAAGCTCGCCGCGAAGGTGGAGGAGATACAAAAAGCGCAACCCGAAGCGCCAAGGGCCGAGGTCATCACCAAAGCGAAGGAGGAGGTCAGGAAAGACAAGCCATCGAAACCAAAGAAGAAAAAGGCGGAGGTGAAGTTGCCCGCCGGATGCGCGGAGGCAGGAACCTCGTTCAAGTCAATGATATCAGAGGCGTCCGACGATATGTTCCAGTGGATGCTCGATTGCATCAGCGCAGAAAAGAAGATCAGGAAGGCGCGTTCAAACACATGAAAAAGAAACAGGTTATGGAATCGAGAGAGCTCAAGATCAATGTCGCCAGCACGTTGATCAGGCTAAGGAATAACAGCTTTACATTGCAGTCAGCCCTACTCGAGCTGATCGACAACTCAATCGACGCTGGCGCAAAGAGAGTCAGCATCCGGCAGATTGATGGGGCTCTGCTTATCGAGGACGACGGCGAGGGGTTTGATGACATCTTTCGTGCGTTCGACATCGGAGAGAGCCGCAAGGTTGGACAGATCGGGAGATACGGGGTCGGCCTCAAGGACGCATCCATTAAATATTCTACAAAGACGACAATCTCCAGCAGGGGGAAGTCTGCGTCATGCGACTGGGACGCTGCCATCGAAAGCGGAAGTGCGGAGATCGTGAAGTGTCAGTGCTTGTCCGACTTGACGGTTGTTCAGTGGGAGGGGTTTGAGACCCTATATGGAAACGCGATACAGACTCAGGAAATTCGCAGGTGCTACGCATTGGCGCTTGGACGAGATCTTAGCATCGAGGTTAACGGCGAAAAGCTGCTCCCAACACCGGAGCCGTCATTCGCCGAAACCATAAACGAGACGTTTAACTATGAAGACAAGCGGGTGCGCCTGTCCGGTGGAGTGTTCAGCCCGAGCGACGAAAACCGAAAGAGCTGGTCGGGTTACAACATTTATTATCAGGGCAGGCTGATAGGGCCAGGAAGGATAACTACCATGGGCATGGGCATGGGCGACGTGTCTTGCTCAAACTTCTCGTTCAAGGTGGAGATTGACGACGATGATGAAAGGTGGGTTCTGGCTACAAACAAGGACTCCGTCGAGGGGGCGTCTGAACTGCTGGACTACATCTTCCACACATACACCAGGGCAATGCTTAAAACAGCAGAGCGTCAGGCCATAGACATTGAGCTTCGTGATGTGATTTCTGCCGTTGAGTCGGCGTGTTCCGTCACGGGCAACATCACAAGAAAGCCAAGGACAAATAAGGATACTCGTGGTGAGACCAAGCGCCAAGGGAGACCAAAGATGAACACCTTCTCGCCTGACAGCGATGGCGGATATTCAGCAGAACATTTAGGGAAAGGCACTCAAGGTGGTATCAGGCTCCTGTTTGTAGATCTTAAAAGCGAAACGCTTGGCGAGGTTTCGATTCAGGGCCGGTTACTGGTCAGCCTAAACAAGAGCAACAAATTCATTGCGGACAACATCTCAAACATTCCGGTCATGAAGGCTGTGGCTGTCATCATTTACGCGATGCACAAGGCCGGGGGCGGGAAAGGGATGGAGCTGTTTGATTCAGTAGTGATTGATTCAGCGCTTCAGATAGCGGGGCAAAACCTATCAAGAGAATCGGAGGACTGATCCGCTTACGGCAAACAACGAGAGTCGCGAGCGTTAAACAGCGACAAATTTTCAGTCAAAAAACGAACAGCAACAAAAATGAAAACACCAAGCAAACTCAAAGCAAAGTCACCTCTCAGCGTGGAACCATCACGCCCGAAATTCACCATCTTTGGGCCGAGCGGCGTCGGTAAAACGTGGTTCGCCCTGAGCTTCCCCGGCGTCTATTATGTGGACACCGAAGGAGGCGCATCCCGAGCGCACTACATGCAGCGGCTCGAATCCTCGGGCGGCAAATACCTGGGCGTCGAAGACGGCTCCCTAGACTTCGAAGTGGTCATCGACCAGTTCAAAGCACTTGCATCCGAGGAGCACGGATTCAAAACCGTGGTCGTGGATAGCATCACCAAACTCTTCAACCACGCGGTCTCTCTTGAGGCTGACCGGCTCGGAGACAAGAACGCCTTCGGCGCGGACAAGAAAGCAGCGATTGCTTTGATGCGCCGGCTCATCGCGGCCACTAATCGCCTCGACATGAACGTCATCTTCATCGCTCACGAAAAGGGCGAATGGGGCGTGGACGGCAAGGGCGAACGCTGCGAGGTCGGGCGCGTGGAAGACTGCTGGGACAAGCTGCGATATGAGCTTGACCTCGCGATGCAGGCGACGAAGCAAGGCGCGTCTCGCGTTCTCGTCGTGAAGAAAACCAGGCTCCTCGGCTTCCCCGAGGCGTCACGATTCCCGATGGAGTTCGCAGACTTCGCGGAGCGTTACGGGAAGGACGTCATCGAGAAGGAAGTTCAGGTCATCGAGCTGGCAAGCGCGGAACAGGTCGCAGAAATCCTGCGGCTGGTCGAGCTTCTGCACATCGACAAAATCACCTCCGACAAGTGGCTGGAAAAGGCCAACGCGGAGACGTTCGGAGAGTTCAACACACAACAAGCAGCCAAGGTAATCGAGTCCCTCAAATCAAAAATCAAGTAGCATGAAATTCACACCAAAAACGGAAAAAGACATCAACGAATCAAGACTCCTGCCGGCAGGAATCTACGACTTCAAGATCGCCGATGCAGTGCCGAAGACCAGCGGGCCGAACAGCAAGAACCCAGGCACTCCTTACATTGGATTGCGGATGCAGGTCTGGAGTGCGGAAGGCGCAATGCGGTTCGTGGACGGCATGTTGCACCCCGCGATGGAAGCGCAGCTTAGGCACTTCTGCGAGGTCGGCGGGCTCATGGAGCATTACGAGGCCGGAACGCTCCAGGCCGAGAACTGCGTGGGCGTGGCGGGCAAGGTCAAGCTGCGGATGCGCGAGTCGGAAGGAAACTTCCCGTCGAAGAACGAGGTGCAGGATTTCGTTGTCTCGAAGGACAAGCCGGCGAAGGCGAAGCCCGCACCGGTCAAAGTCGCGGCCAACGAAGACGACGTGCCGTTCTGAGAACATGAAATCACCCCGCAAACTTCGCAAGCTAACAGCTGTGCAAATCCAGCGCTTTCTACGCAAAAACCCGAAGATCCAAAGGTGCGATTGCGGAGGGAACGCGGTGAAATTCAGCCACGGCTTTGTCTGCCAGCGATGCCTCGACATCGAGAGCGGAAAGATGGGCGACTTTAATAAGAAGTTTTGCGGGTTCGGTGGATCGGGAGGCATGGCGGAATGAAGCCCAAACGCGCCAAGCCATTCGCGGCCAACAACGCCAGCCTGAAGGCTCTCGAAGCCTCAGGCTGGACGGTGGGCATCGTGGAGATCCGAATCCCGCATTGCTTCATCACGCGGGACCTATACGGGTTCGCGGACCTGATCGCCTGTTCCCCGTCTCGCGGCGTGATGCTCGTCCAGGTCACGGGCGGGACGGGCAGGGGGAACTTCAACGCACGGGTGGCAAAGACGCTCGCGGAACCGAGGCACGCCATCTGGCTGGCGTCGGGTGGCAGGATTCAGATCCATTCGTGGGAGACGGTAAAGGGCACAAAGCAGAGAGAATGTCGGGTGATGGAGATACAAAAAACAAACCAATGAAAATCAACTTCCAAAAACTAACATCAACCGCCGTCGCTCCATCACGAGCGCACGGGACGGATGCAGGATGGGACCTGACCGCAACAGAATGCTCGCTCACTTACCCGGACCTCTGGACGTGCAAGACGGGGATAGCGGTTGAGATTCCTGAAGGCTACTTCGGAGCGGTGTTCCCGAGGTCTTCGGTGAAGTCCACATCCTTGACGCTCTCCAACAGCGTCGGGGTTATCGACGCAGGCTATCGGGGGGAGATCGTGTTCCACTTCCGTCGCAACTTCTCAGACCGAGCGGCTTACAAGGCAGGCGACCGCATCGGCCAACTCGTCATACTCCCGCTGCCTGCGGTGGAATTCGTCGAGGCTCAATCACTGTCGGATTCACCACGCGGCACGGGCGGATTTGGGAGCACTGGCGTATGACATACGAAGAACGCAAAGCCCTTCTCGGGCTGACGGTGGTCACCAAGCTAGACGCAGGTTTCTTGAGTGACTCAGTGCCAGATCGAACTGCAGGACGCAACAACGACCTCATGAAGCCCATCGGCAAGCGGCTCAAGTTCTACGAACTGACCGACCTCAGCGCGCTCAACGACAAGCGGTGCGAGGTGTCGCAACGCAGCGGACGCCTCGGAGGTCTTCAGTCTCGGGCCAACAGGAAATAAACCAACCAACCAACCCCCTCTCCACTCGCTCATACTGCGGTGGGACATCGGATGTCTGACGTAAGAGATTGACTCAGTGGGGGGGGTGAAGGGTTCGCCCTTCGGCGCGTTGAATGACGCAGGTGACTGGAAACCACCTCAGAAACACAGCTCAATGAAACACATCGAAAACTCAGTGCGGTCCCTTGCGAGGCTTCTTCGGCACCCGTGCCAAGCTGTGGCCTGTTCCAGCGTAGGGGATCGCACTGAGTGGTTGGTATCACAATGAAGACATACTCAGAAAAGCTGCGCGACCCACGCTGGCAGAAGATGCGGTTGAAGGTGATGGAAAGGGACGGGTTCACTTGTCAGTTCTGCTGGGCCAAGGAGGAGACATTAAATGTACATCATGCGTATTACGACAAGGGCGCCGCCCCTTGGGAATATGACGAGTCCGTTCTGGTGACGTGCTGCGAGGGTTGCCACGCGGACATTGAAGAGTCCAAAAAGGAGCTCGGCAAAATATTGATAGACCCGATGGGGCGCGAAGCTCTTTATGCCTTTGTCAGGACTTTCAAGGAATCGCCGGTGGAGCTTGCCGGAGTCCTTGGAATGACCGACGGAAGGCAGATCGGGCTTTTATACGACCTGCTTATTTCACAGTTCCAAAGGGCGGAGCGCATACTGAAATGAGCACGCTCTACATCCGGCTCCGAACAGGCTTCTACACGCACAGGAAGACGGCAAGGCTTCGCGCACTGATCGGAGACGCAGCTTACTGGGTTCCGCCGAGGCTGTGGGCGTATTGCGCCGAACACCAACCGGACGGGAACCTGTCATCCTACAGCTCGGAAGAGATCTCTATGCTTATTGGATGCTCGGAGCATGCTACAAGCATCCTCGGAGCATTGAAGTCGTGCGGGTTCCTGGACGGTGACGGCGCGATCCACGGATGGGAGGAGCACAACGGTTATCACCAGTCCTATTCGCTCCGAGCAAAGGCGGCGGCAGATGCGCGGTGGGAAAAGAAGAAAGAAGCAAAGAAGAAAGATAAGGATAGTGATAGGGATAAGGATATAGAGACAAGCATTGCTCCACGCATGCGTGACGCATGCTTGGAGCATGCTTGTAGCATCTATGATGCATACCCAAAGAAGGTTGGTAAGCCGGCGGCGATGAAGTCGATACTCAAGGCGCTGTCCGAATTCCCTCCCGAGATGGTTTTGTCGAAGACGAAGGAATACGCAGCATCTAGGGCGGGACAGGACTCCCAATATACCCCGAACCCTGCGACTTGGTTCAATCAACAGCGGTTCAACGACTCTCCCGAAACTTGGAAATCCACCGGCAAGCCAACCCCATCAAAACCCGAACCTAAGCAAATCCAAGAGCATGTCCCCGTGAAACTCCTATGAACGCCCACCCCACATCATCCTCCGAAGCCGTCGAAGCCCTCGGCCACATCTTCACCCGACGCGACCCCGGCGAGCTCGAACGCCGGCGCAAAGACTCCGAATCCTTCGACCGCAGACAATCCGCCGCCAAAGCCGCCGACGTCATGGCCTGTGCAGGCATCCCTAAACGTCACAGGAGCGTCACCATTGATTCCTCGGGCCCGTGGGGTGAAACATTGCTCAAGCTCAATGCAATGCGCGGCACGGGCTTCCTAGCGGCTCTGGTGGGGTCTCGTGGCAACGGCAAGACTCAGATTGCCGTGGAACTCATCCGTGAGAACGCCAAACAGCTCATTGCCTCGAAGTTTTGCTGCACAATGGAGTTTTTCATCGACCTCAAGGCGACGTTCCGATCCGACAAGGAATCCGAACGCGACGTCATCAAGGCTTACCAGAAGCCCGCCTTCCTCGTCCTCGATGAAATCGGGCAGCGTTCCGAGACGGAATGGGAGAATCGGTTGCTGTTCCATCTCATCAACCAACGTTACGAGGACTCCAAGGACACGCTCATCATCGCAAACCTCGAACCTGAACAACTGATGGCCGCGCTCGGGCCGTCCATCGCGAGCCGGATGAACGAGACGGGCGGGATCATTAACTGCACCTGGCCGAGTTTTAGATAACCAACACCAATGAAACACAAACCAAAATTCGAGACTAACGCAGACGCCACGCTTGACCGCGTGCGCGATACATATTCCCAACGCGGCGGCGAATACGCCGACACCTGGGGCACGTGCAGGTTCCCCGTGATGACCTCGGTGGCGAAGGAACTGGGCGCAACCATCAAACCAGAACACTTCCGCGCTCTGGCGTCCGCTGCCCTGTGCGACATGAAGAATGAGCGCATGACCGGAGGCTGGAAGGAAGATAATATGATCGACGGCATTGCCTACGATGCCTTTCTTGTCGAGGAGATGCGGCTCCTTAAGGCGCCGGCCATTATGCGTGAGCCGGATGGAATGGGGGGCGCGGACAAATGGAGGTTGCTGGACATCGGCGAGCCGCTGAAGAAAGGCGACGAATACCACGACGGGGAAGCGTGGAGGGAGACCAAACACATCGGCATCTCCGCAAGCTGCGGGAACGCTTACCGGAGGTTAATATCTTGAGTGACTGGCTCAAGTTTCAAGCAGGCTTCGACGTCCACGGCGATCAACAGGACGCGAAAGCATGCAAGGTGTTCTTCGACTTCGCACGCGACTGGAAACCCGACGTGCGCGTGATGGGTGGGGACCTCTTCGACTTCCGCCCGATTCGTCGCAAGGCCGGCGAGGAGGAACGCCGGGAGAGCATGCGCGCCGACTTCGAGGCGGGGATCGAATGGCTCAAGGAATTCAAACCGAACCACTACCTGCGCGGGAACCATTGCGAGCGGTTATGGGAGCTCGCCGCAGCGGACAAGGGCGTTGAGTCCGATTACGCCTTTCAAGGAATCCACGAAATCGAAACCTTAACAGCACGCCTCAAATGCAAGGTCTATCCTTACCACAAGAAAAAGGGGGTTGCCCGTCTTGGGACGACCCTGAGTATCATTCATGGGTTCGCGTCTGGCGTAAACTGCGCTCGCGAAACAGCTCGCCAATACAGCGCCGGCACCGTGCTCTTCGGTCACGTCCACGTCATTGATTCACACTCAACCGCAAGCCTCGACCGGCGCGTTGCTCATTGCTGCGGGTGTCTGTGCGATCTTGACATGCCATACGCTGCCCGCAGTCCAGGCACATTGAGGCAGGCGCACGGCTTTGCTTACGGGGTAGTTCACAAAAAGACGGGCAAGCATCACGTCTGGATCGCCGAGGGCTTAAACGGCAAATGGGTGATCCCATCAGACGTGGTGGAATACGGAGGAAAATAAATATGGAAACATTAAAACAGAACGTCGCGGCAGTGGCCCGCCGCTGGCTGCACCGGGTCAACGAGTGGCGATTCCGCAACCAGTCCGTGCCGCTGTTGCCGCTCAAATTCGTATCACTCGCGGTCACCAACATCTGCAATGCCAAGTGCGTCTTTTGCGCCTACCCAAAGACAAAGCTCAGGCGCGGCGTGATGACGCTGGAGACGGCAGTAAAGGCAATGGAGCTGTTGCCGGGGAAATCCGTGGACATGACACCAACGGTTGGCGACCCGCTAATAGATCGCGGGCTGGCTGACAAGATACGGGCGGCGAGGAGCGCAGGATTCGAGAGGGTGTCACTCACCACGAACGCGATCCTTCCGCTGGACGGACTGATCGATGCCGGGGCCACCGACGTGTTCTTTAGCCTGCCCAGCTTTGACCGCGATAACTACGCGGCGGTGTATGGCGTCGATAAGATGCCCGACGTGCTGCACAACGTGCTGACGTTTTTGCGCGAGAACCGCGAGAAGGGAGAGCCGTGCAAGGTGAGGCTCCGCTTCCGCAATTCTCTGAGCCCTGAAACGATCAAGAAGTCGTTCGTTTTCCGCGAGTGCATCGCGCCGATGCTGTCCAGGAACGTCACCTTCAACTTCACGCCGTCATTCGACAACTGGGGCGGGACCATCCTGCCGTCCGACATGCAGGGGGTGATGAAGATGGAGAAGCCCTACCAAAAGATGCGCTCGTTCTGTAATTCTATGAACGCGATCAGTGTGCGATGGGATGGGCAGGTTCGGGCGTGTGGGTGTCGGTTCGTGGAATCAGACGAGGACGATCTGCTGGTCGGTCACATCGACGACGGCATCCTTTCGCTGAACGAGAAGGTGTGCGCCGTCCTCGAAAAATGGAAACGCGGCCAACTCCCAAAAACCTGCCGCAACTGTTCATTCTACAACCCGCAGCGAGTGGAAAACAAATGA